TACCGGCAAGTTTGCCAAAGTCAAGGTCAGACATACCCTGCTCTTTTTGCATGATATGTGCCCTGGCCTTTTGCTTGACAGTGGCTGGTTCCGTGACAGGCGCTTCCCCTGCCTCTGTAGGAATTATGCCTTCTTCCATTGCTGCCTCTGCCTGCAATTTCTCAAGTACGGGACCGGAAACCTTTTTCAACTTGTCAATCGCCTCTGCCTGTAACTGAGCTTTTTTAATAGACTGAAGATGTTCTCGCATTACCTCATTATCCATATCTTTGTCTATTTGTTGTAGTTTTGCACCGGTTTTCTTTTCAGCTAAATCAAGAGCTTTTTGTTTTGATTTTATAGTATTATCTTCAGCAGCTCTTACAGCTTCTTCGTATTCTTTTATGGCAGTTTGAAATTCAGAAGATTCAGCAAGACGCTTATCTACAATATCTCGACCTTCACGTGCCCACCAATCAGACACGAGGTCAGAGACATCCTTTAGTTCTTCTCCTACCGCCTCTGCCTGCAACTGCTCAAGCACGGGACCAGAAACCTTCTTGAGTTCGGCAATCGCCTCAGCTTCGGCCTCAAGCTCTGCCAGTACTGGGCCAGAAACCTTCTTCAGTTCCTCGATGGTGGGTTTAGTTTCTGCTGTGACAGTGGGAGCGACGGGTTGAGTTGTTTCCGCCTCAAACCCCGCCAACTGTTCTTTAAGTCGTTGGTCTGCTACGGTTACACCCTTCGCAATATGTCCTCCCAGCGGCACGACGGCAAATGTTACCGTCTGGACAAATACTTCTTTGGGGTCTGGGACGAAAGATTTTGCAACCCTGGTAACATATTCATCATCCTTGTTTCGATACTGGTCATCAAGTAGAAGTGTCGGTTTTATGATTTTGTCTATATACTCTTCGAATAGTTCTCCGATTATTCCGTCATACTTTCCTTGTTTCATAACAGCAGTAAACCAATCAGGGAATTTGCCGTGCTTTGCAATAAAAGTAGCGACGCCTTTTGGTAGTTTTTTTAGTGCCTTCCCACCAATCTTATTAAGACCTTTGGTGATAATTTCTCCCTGTTGTTCGGTCCAATATGTTACAGTCTGTTCAACAAAACTTTTTGGCAGTGCTTTAGCCAGGACCTGTCCCTTTTCTGTGCGGATAAATTCGCCCTTATCGCCAATCACTCCTTTGTCTGTCATTCTTTCAGCAGTAAGAGCCATAACTTCACCGACATTCACGGCGGCAAGTTTGGCAGCAACTCCCAGCTTTCCTATCTGTGTTGTAGCCCTGAAACCAACTCCACCAAGGCCGGCAAGAAGATATATTTCACCGGCGTATTTAGCCATATTCGCGATTGAATCTAAAATCGTTGCTGGGAGTGTCATTCCTCTATCTTGCATTTCCTCCAGCAACAAGAGTTTGTCCCTGATTACAAGTTGGTCATTCGCCTTTTGTGGGTTATAATTGTCTTTGTCAAAGTTGTAATTATCTTCTCGAAGTCTATCAATCGACTCCTTAAACTCCTTTGATTTTAGATATTTAAGTGTCCCAGAAAATACCATGTATTCCCGATTGTCTTTTCGCTTAAAGTGCTCTCCGGTTGCAATTTTACCTTTTGCTTCATTAAACTTTTTGCGTTCCACTCGCGTCATCCCTGCGAGATTGCTTACTTCTTCCATCCTCCAGTCATCAAGTCTCGGATTGAACATCTGTGGCACAAATGATTGCTCTGGATTATCCGTAAAGAAGTTTATTGTTTCATCGTTTGGAAATGTCTGCTTTGCAAGTTCAGGGTCATGGCGGAATAGATTGGCTTTTTGAATGGCCATTGCCCCTTCTTCTCCCCCAGCTATCATACTCAATAACCACGGAGGTTTATAGTCTTGGTCAATCTCCGTTATACCTAACTTAACATCCGGCCCTGGGGTCTGTGGTATTTCCTCCCCAGACATGGCTCGGCGGGCAAACTCCATCATTTCGGAGGACGGTTGGGGGATTATCGCCGTTCTTGGATCGCCGGGTACATTAACACCGGGAGCAATATCATCAGGGTCGGCTACACCCGGAGAATCGAAGTAAATCTGCCCGCCAAGAGGAGTAACACCCTCGCCAGAAGGTGGCAAAGTCGCCGTAGAGGGGGTTGTGGGTCGCGCCAGTGGCCGAACGGCTCCTGGTTGGGTAATTGTAGGGGTCACGGCTTGCGGCGGCTGTGGGGCAACCTGAGGGCCTAAATCGATAAGATTAGGTTTAGATGATCCTAAGTCAATAAGGTCAGACTTAATTGGTCCCAAATCAATCAGTGGCATTACTTAATTCCCTTTAACCGACCATCAACAACAACAGTCCACATACCGTGCTCTTCACTCCATACGGCATCTGGATATTCGGCGGGCGGAGACTTTCTCGAATTTTTCCGATTAGCATTCAATTGTTCTCCTGCATTGCGAAATGGACTCTTACCTATTGACTCTCTATACTCTGCCCATTTTAGAGCTTTTTTTTCTACGCTGGCCGGTACCTTTTTGCCGTTACCTTCGATAACACCTTTAAGTTCGGCCTTTTCTGAGTCTGTTAAGTCTGGAACTATTAAGGGGTATTCCATGAATTTGCCATTTACTTCACTACCTCTGGAAAACTCTGTTGCTATTCCACTTCTTCCGTCTTTGCCGGTTAGTTGCCATTCCCCATCCCAACCAGGTCCCTTCTTTGAACCGTCAGCCCTTAATCCCTTTGCTCGATTTGCTTTCACTTCAGGGGTTTCCGTACCATTATAAGGAGTTCTGCCAACGTTGTCTTCCGTGGCCCTACCCGCCGCCGCCGCCTCTGGTTTGGTAGAAGGACGGGGACCGTACTTATGCCATGGCCCTTTTTCCTCCTTGACCATAGCATCCCAGTGTTTATTCAACTCTGCGATTCGTACCTCTTCTGGAATAAATGGAAATGTCTTGGCGAAGTAATCTGCTGCTTCTTTGTAACTGAAAGTTTTGTCCCACTTAGTTCTACTTACGTTCTGTTTGGCTGTCTTGAAGTATTTCTTGACTGATTCAGGGAATAACCGAGTCTGGGCAGTTTGCCATAACGGGTTCTTGTTGCGGTCTTCTTCGTAGGCAGCCATCATAATGGGGTCTTTGTTTCGTTTAGCCTCCGCATAACCGGCTTGGGCTTCTCCGAGTTCGTCAAGATATTCTCTTTCTTTAGGAGGGCCATAACCCGTACTGACCTGTCCTTCTGCACCAACGGTAGCTCTTTGTGGAACAAAACCTGACGGTATCCCACCAAAGGCACCTTGGCCAGACAATCCGCCCCTTGCTATCTCCATTAGGCCTGGGGTTAACCCCCACATTTTACCAAGTTTGGTTATCATGTCAGGAGTCACCCTTTGTCTGATAGGGTCACCTTCCGGTAGTTTGTCATACGCCTGCGCAATCTGTCCAAACTTTTGCATGTTAGCATTGCGTAGTGTATTTTGTCTCGATTCAGTGGCAATGCGAGCCTGTTCATTAAACATTTCAGTTCTCTCAAATGGACCCGCCAGAAACTTACCGGCACCACCTATCAAACTGCCTACGCCACCAGCTACGTCGCCAATGAAATTAAATATGCCCTTGTCTTGGTCTGCTTTATTGACCATTATATACCTCGTTCATTTTTATGGAGTAGTGGAAGGTTGTTGAAACAAACTTGTTCCATACGCTTGACCAGCACCGCCAGCAGCGGATGCGACAGCCGTATACCCAAGTCCCGCACCAGACTGTGTGACTTTTCCGACATTTACCGATTGACCTATTAACATCGCAAGCGCCTCTAATACCTGCGGGTCTGTTATCTGATTCTCTTCGGCAAACCGCTGCATATCAGCGTTTATCATAGCCTGGGCCTGAGCCTGTTCGCCTCCAGCCAATTGCGCAGTAGCACCCATTCCTCCTAGCGCGCCTAACGATCGCGTAAGAGGTGCTTGGTCAACCGCCATCGAAGGACCGATTGCGCCTAACGCACGATTAGCCTGAGCTTCTTGTATCTGTTGGTTTCTGGCAGCGGTATCCCACGCCAATCCAGCCCTTTGCTGGCCAAGCCAATCACCAACATCGCCATACGCCTCGGCAACTTCGCCCGCTCTCGCACTACCCCAGTACCCCGGTCCGGCAAATGCTTCCTGAATTCCGGGCAACTCTGTCTGCTGAAACTCCTTCATGCGCGGGTCACGTATAGCACTGCCAAAGTATGCCGTTTCCTGTTCAGGGGTAATCGGCTGTGCCCCCATCTCTCCACGAAGCAAGGAACCGGCTGTTTGTTCCAACTGGGGTTGTAATACACCCTGCGTGGAACCTATATCGCCAAAGGTTTGCGCAAACCCAGGCAGAGTAGCGAAAATATCTGTCTGGGTAGGAGTCAAACCAGCCACCCGTTCACCCCCATATGAAGGCATACCTTGTCCCAAGTAAGAGGCATAACCGGGAAACCCGGATGGCACAGAACCAATTGCTGCATCTATTGCCTTTGTCTGCGTCCCAGTCCTACTAGTAGAGGTTTGTTTTGATTTAGAAGGGTCAAAGCATCCCATTTATCTTATCCTTTTAATATACGTTGTCTCAAAATGAGAGAATCCAGTAATGCTGTAAAGCCGACAAACATTATCGTGCAAATCACTGGCAAGTTTACTTGCTGTCATCAAAAGATAATCACACCCCTTTTGAATAGCCCATTTCTGGGCGGCCCTTATCAGTTTCAGGGCACCCGCGCCTCTTCTCTTCTCTGGAACAATGTACCAATAATGCTCATTAGCGAACAACTCAGTGCCAAGTGGGTTCTTGAATGTTGTCAACCCCATATAACCTATCGATGGTTCGCCTAAAACCAAAAGGTCTTTTCCTTCCGAATCTATCATATCTTGTAGGTCAGCAAGATGCTCATCCATTGACATTTCAAAACCAAAATCATTATGTTCTCCCTGCCAATGTTCAGCTATATGCCTTAAGTCTTCTGCCCTTCCTGTGTATATCTTAATCAGTTTAATTTCCCTTCCTTGCAAACAAACTCTTTGAGGGCCAACTTAACTGTTATATCGCAACAATAGTGGGGGCACTTAGTTCCACCATTGCATTCCAAACATATGTTTCTTCGCTTGATATATTCTTCCACAGTGACCATTTTTCTATTAGTGCCACTCAGGGCCTTGACTGTGTTTAACCAAACCTGTTCATAACTCAACTGTTTAGTCGAAAGCATCAACTTAATGTCTGCAATTCGTTTCCGCTGAGACCTCCAATTACCCCTACAAACTTTTTCACAAAAAGGGGGGTTTACTTTTTCTTGGACTAGATCGCAATAACCCGATTGTTTTTTATATTTACAACCCATCTCTAATCAATATAACAAGTTCCACCTGTACCAGTACATTCAAATGTCTCCCCGCCACAAAGTCTTTCATTATTGATTGTATCCTTGCGGTTAACTGGACCAGAACTAAAGTTATCAAAAGCAGTACCAGCAACTACACCCTGTACATTAGCCGCTATCAATCCAAACGTTTCCGATAAATTTACAATGATATTTACCTCGGCGTCGCTATAAGTATATTCACAATTAGCTCCTTCATTTAATGTCCACACACCGTTAAGTGTATCAGCAGTAGGAGGCCCTCCACAATCACCCACCCCACAATTTGTTACCCCAGCAAAAGTAACAGTAATTGTAACAGGACAAGGTTCTACAAAACATTCTTTGAGTAAATGACCACCAGAAGTAACCAAAAGTTTATTGTTCTTCATAAATATCGTCAAGAACACACCTCTACATCGTCAAATACGAAAGTAGTATAATAAACTGCACCTAGTTTGAAAACAGAGACAACGTCAGTTGCTGCAAGTTTAGGCCATACATCTCCAGTAAGAGCATTAATCCCAAGATGTTCAATCGGAGTTACTGTAACACTTCCTACACCAGTTATCGTACATGTAAGATTAGCCGCGTTGACAGCCGTAATTATAGCTGCAAAACATACAGAAGCTGTTGCTATATTCGTTGTGTTAGTTGTAACTTCCTCCGCAATAGTAAATGTATCTCCCTGCATCCTTCTTATCTGGCTATCAATGTATATCTTGATCTCCCTGATAGTGTCTTCTTGATTTAAACCCTCTGTCTGTAAAGGCGCGGTGCGTTCATGTATTTCCATTATCTACCCCCCTCCGGCTCATAATGCAATTCTGCTTCTCTTATCTCAAAATCAGAACCACCAACGTTATCCCAACATACCTGTATTCGCTTGGAACTTCGATTCATATAGGTATCATATTCTTCCCAGTCGCTCGTAAGATTCTGGGTCGAGTCAATCCACCCAGTTTCGGACGTGTCGAAATTAGCAATCCTAAACCGCGCCTTCACCCCACCATTGCCAGAAGTTTTCTCCTTGGCAGTGTATGAGATTTTATTCCATCGCTTGTAGTTGCCGGGTGCACCCAAATCTATCACAGGCGAAAGATGTCTTGCTATAATATTGTTAGTGTCCTCCGTAGTGAGTGCTTCGTCTAATTGATAAACAAATCCGGTTGCGTCGCCAAGCATAAGTGCCTCAGCAACTTGGACTTCCTTTAACTCGTCGCTGTAGGTGTTACCAGAAGGACAAAACAAAATACCTGAAGTATCGCCAGCAAACGTGGGGGTATCGGTAGACAAATCAGCTATGCCTACACCGGTAGAGTCTGCCACTGTGACTTCCATAGCACGGGTGGAATCCCGTGGCGCTACATGCACTGTAACAGAATAATCGGTCGTAGCGCCATCTTTTACAGAACACACATCGGTTAATTGATAATAATGAGTGCCATGTGGCATGTCTGCCGTGTCAGAACCATCTATTATTTTTAAGATAAGCCCAGACCACGTAGTCCCATCCGTGTGTCTTGTGCAATCTATCAGTTTGGTGGGGTCGTTGGAATAACTGAAACAGAACAATAACCCACCCGCACTCAAGTCAACTTCGCCAGCCTTCCAACTAAAATCGTATTCTGCGGTAGTTGACAACGAAGACCAATCCAAGGCATTAGATGTGTTTTCGCATAGAATGTCGCCATATCGGACAGTAACGTCGCCAAAGTCAGACGTGCCGTCAACAAAACCTGCATCGTAAGAACTTAATGTATTGAGTGCCTCTTGGTATGTATCACCCGTAACATAAGTCTGTGAGCCAGCCAGAGATACAGCGGTAATGCCATCACCAGAACCAAACGTATTAGAGAAATCCCGCACAGACCAAGCGCGAGTAATCATATTCATTATGTACGCTTTAGTAATATAAACCGAACCATTTGGGACAATGAATATGTATAACCATTTTTCTTTTTCGCCGAATGTCATCCAGCATCGATTCTCGTAAACAGGGTCCAGGTCTTCCTGTAAGAACTTATGGATAGGGTCACCTATCCTCTGTTTTGTTGAACCGCCATAATAGATATAAACATTATAGTCACTTCCGACGAAGTAATGGATATTCCCTCCAGCAACAAGAAGGTGGGGAGAAAGAAGACCAAGGTCGGGAACAATCGGATATGGTCTGAATACCGTTGTCCCGCCCACGTATCCTAAATCCCATATGGCGTTGTCTTGGTAGACAAGGTATAACCCACCCAAGGGTGCCGACCATACATTCTCGCCACCAGTATCCAACAATTCAACAAACCCAGAACCAGTTCCAGTCCATGTCTGAAGTTTAGAAATCACCGGCCACTGAATGCGTTGTTTGTTCGCAGACCATGTCTTAGAAGAACTAGTGTAAGTCAATGGGCTGATTAGTATAGTTCTGGACGCGTACGTCCCAACCTGTAACGCTCTATGTGTGGTTCCGTCATGGTATCCGCCAGC